GGGTAATACGCCCCCCAGCCCCCTCCCTCTTCCCATTTGCTCCGCTTAACAAAAGATTAACCGGCGTTACTGTACTTACTATGCCAGCCATTGTATATAACATATAAATATGTTATAATTTAACAATAGTTTTACATATAATCAAACAAGAGCCGGCCGCGACTTTTTACGGCCGGCGAGGATAACAGGGACGCCAAACAACTCCGGTGATCATACACTTATCCACACCCTGTGGAAAACTAATTATAATAAAACTATTGCATATATGCTAGCCATTTAGTATAATGAAGTCAGTAAGAGAGAAGAAAAGAATCTTACAGGCGAAGGCAACGGCAGCCATAAGGCCGAAGGCATAATAAATAAGGAATATAATATGGAAGATCTAAAATCATACTTAAAAGACCGTATCAAATTCTTATATGAAGTGGCAAACGCCGATCCAAGCGAAGACGCCTTAAGCGTCCTTGGTCAAATTCACGAAATAAAACATATATTAAACTATATCGAAGAACACGAAAAAGAAACGGAGGCCTAAACTATGCAAAAACTAAACCGCAAACAACGCCGCCAGCTACCGGAACGCCCAACAGCTGAAAAGCTGCGCAACTTACAAACAGTCAAGCTATTAAATCGCTTAAATAATTACTACGAAATGGAGGAAATTATCAAAGACTGTAAAACTATTAAACAAATTAAAACACACTTACAGGAACGGATCGACGCCACCCAAAACTATCTAACAGAACTAAACAAGGAGGACTAAACACAATGCAAATCGAAATCAAACACGTTAAAACGACGCCAGAGCAAATTACAATCACAAAACGACTCTACTCCCAACTCACCCAAAAGGCAGGCCTTTACGACGATTACAAGGCCGCACAACGCAAAAGAGGGCAGAAGATAAGCGAACTCTTAACACCAGAACAACGCAGCGACAAGGCACGCAAGGCAGCCCTCGCACGTTGGACTAAAAAGAATAACACGGAGGCATAAACAATGAGCGGAACAAAAGCAGGCGGCAAGAAATGCGCCGCAACTAATAAAAGAAAATACGGCGACAACTGGTACGTAGAAATCGGACGCAAAGGCGGACAGGCAAAGATCCCAAAAGGATTCGCCCTTAATCCCCAACTAGCACGCCAAGCTGGACGCAAAGGCGGTCTCACGTCGAGTAAAGCACCAACTTTATCACTAGAAGAACGCCGCCGAGAAATCGCAGAGCTGCTTAAAAACGAAGAAGAAATGGAGGCCTATGAAATCTCTTAACGAAGATGATAAAGAAACCTTAACAGTTCTAGCAGTGTTCGGAATCTGTATTGTAATCTTATCATTTATCGCAGCGATTACAGCCACGATCCGCCCACGCACGACCACCCAAAAGAAGTACGTCGAAGAATGTAAGGTAAATTATATTAAATACCCACTGAAAGAATGCTGGTACAAGGAGGTTAAATGATTACTTCAATCCCAACAAGGAACGAAGTAAAACAAATACTACAAACAATATACGAAGACGAAGAAATTACAGAAGAAATGATAGACGACGCAATCGAAGGCGGAATGTTCTACGTAAAATTAACAGATGAAGAAAAGGCAAGGTTATTCAATGAAGATTGACTTATCTCTAAAAGAAATCAAATACCTAAAAGACGTGATGTTATTCCAGCGTCTAATTGATCCCAAAGCAAAAGAAATAGCATTAGATATCGTAGTTAAATTAACTACCATTTTAGACGCAACGGAAGAGATACGCAAAGAAGATAAAGAAGATAAGAAATATAGAAGGAAGATTGTAAAATGAAACTACGCAATAAAAAGACAGGGGAGATTAGAGAAGATTCAGATTTAGGCACTATGTTGATTCATTATGATGTACCTTCGTATGATTCAATAGCAGAATTATGTAAAGACTGGGAAGACTACACTCCAGCTGAGCCACTTATCAAGGACGAGAAAATTCGCAAGGCGGTGCGAGCGTGGGCAGAATTACACGAACTTGAAAACGTATTTTATTTTGCATATTCAATTCATAAAGAGTTATCTTATCTTAAAAGCAAAGATACAGGGGTAGTTATAGATATAGTTGCCTTACCTGAACTGGAAGATGGAGAGATTTACACCATCGACGAACTCTGTGGGGAGGAATAGAACCACAGGAAACTGAATAACAAGAAACCTCCGGCAAACAAGTAAAACCGGAGGGAGAGAAGAAGTGTATATAATGAATAGGAATGAATTTATATACAAGTAAATTATATCATACAACGGCCAATTATCTCGATAAAATCATTCTTAATTTTCTGACTATCGAAGAATAAGCAGCCCATCTTATATGCTTGTATTATCGGACTAAACCAAGTCGAATTCCTAGCCTTAGTATAAATAGTAGTTTCACTATGATCTTTAATATCAAAGGCAAATATGCAAGGATTAGAAGGTTCAAAGTCTTTAGAGATATAGACGAATCCCTTCTTCCAATCACGCCATATACCGTATTTTTCGCCCTTCAATATAATCGTCGAGAATACCTTAGATTCTGGACTACGTTTCATAACAAAACTGGAATCATCACGTATAAATTCGTTATCTATTGCATATTCGCCATACTCTGTGCCGTCGATAAGCTGACCGAATCGAGTCGCCTTCTTCGCCTCACGATAGGCCTCGTTCTTAATGTAATTGACGAGAATCGTGCCTTGCTTAAAAGTCTTAAACTCTGACTGATAAGGCAAGTTCAATTTAAAGAAGTCGAAGTAAGGATTCGATATGGAAATAGCGTTACCGAGCAAAATAACACGGATATCACGGAGGCGAGCGATCGTTTCTATGATATCAAGGAACTGAATTACCTCGTTTCGTAAGTAATGATATGTACCGTTATCTATCAAGAATTCGTCGAAGATAATCGTCTTAACCTTCGGAAATGAGGCGGACTTTAAAATATTAGCAGTGGACAACGGAACGCCATAACCGAAGACCTGTTTATCTATGATAAACTTATCTACCTTCTTTTTACTCTGTTGAATGCGGAATTGATGATCCTCAAAAAATCCGGCTGTTTGAAGTTGATCAAAGAATCCTTCGTAAGCAGTTTCGAGCTCTGTTTTATACCTACGTATATAAACAAACTCATTACCGTTCTTCAAGTAATCGTTGATTACAAACTTTTTAGCCGAAAAAGATTTACCGACGCCACGTTCACCAATACAGAAATTGAGAAGTGCGTTATAGCTTAATGTTTTCGTTAGATCCCAGAACATATAATAAATCATTCCGAGGATTATGGTAGTTGTCAAACCCCGTAATTCAAACGGCGCTAGGCGCAGGCGCACTCTTCGCACGGAACAACCCTGTCTTTCTCTTACCTAGATTTAACTTTAAACTACCATACCCTCATCAGTATTTTAGCATTTATGCACAAGTTTTGCACACCCTGTGTATAAAATACGCCAAATTTAATCTTATAAATCGTCAAATTCGTGATAGAATAAATGTAAAGAATAGGAGAAATTTATATGCCATAAATCGAAATTGTATAAACCGGATAGATTATCAAAGCAAATTTAAATAAAGGAAATTTTCAAATGGAAAAGGTTATTGTTCTTAAAAATGTTAAAGTTATCTTCGCTGACCTTGAGGATCGTGGATTCGGCCGCAACATCGTAATCGACGTTACGGATATCGAACTTCGTGAGCAGATTGCCGCTTGGGTGAAGGAAAACAACATCAACGGTGGTGAGGCTAAGTTCAAACCATACACCAACAAAGACGGTGAAGAAACCTATCAGTATACCTTCAAATTGAGCAATTATACCGAGTTCGACGGTGATAACAACCTCAACGAGAAGAGTCTTGGATTCGGCGCAATCATCAATCTTTCTGCCTCTGCATACGAATACAATAACAAGTTCGGCAACGGTATCTCTGCCAGCTTGCGTGCAGTCTACATCAAGCAGGGCGCAGTTAAGTCCGCTATGAGCGCACTTAAAGACTAATTAACAAAATACCGGCGGTACAACGCCGCCGGTATAAAGTATCAACTTTAAATGGAGTAATCATATTATATGGCAATCCGCTGGAATAGTCAACTAAAAGCTGACTTACGACGTACCGTCAAATCATTTAATGCTAAGATTCGTCGTCTCCAGCAAAAAGGTGTTACAGCGGCATTACTACCAGATATGATTTCTTCTAAAGAGATTCAAGCTGGTATCACTAATCGTCGTGATCTTGAAAAGCGTATGGCTCAACTACGAGAATTCACCTCTGCAGGCGTTGTAGAACGCTCTGAAGGCGGTGTAATGGGCACTAATCAGCTATTCTTATATCGTGTAGGCGAGGCGAATAAAGCTATCGAGCAGATCAAGAAGGAATACGAGAAAATCGAATCAATTCAAACTCGTTATCCTATGATGAAAAGTGAATACCAAGCTAATCTCGAATCAAAAATGGAGTATCTTGCAAGAGATATTCGTAAGCTCGACGCTAGGCAAATCAACATATTTAATAAGAACTTATTAACGACCGAGCAGAAAACGATTCGTGACGAGCAGTTTTATCGTAACTTCAATAAGATGATATTTTTCAACGCTTATAAAGCTAGCTTACCTCCGTCACTAGTTGCAAGTATCGCAAGTAAAGTAGATCAATTCACACCGGCCGAATTACTAGAGCTATACGCTACTGAACCAACCTTCCGCAGCGTTAAGGAAATGTACGAAATGGGTAAGCACGAAGGCCAAGAGAAGTCTGACGCTGAAGTGCAAGAAGAGTACGAGGCACTTAATGCTAGAATGGAAGAACAAATTGCAAAGAAACAAGGTTAAAGTCTAAAACAAGGAGGCATAGAATGCGCAAGTTCGCTTGCGATTTTGAAACGACAACTCGTCTTGACGATTGCCGAGTCTGGGCTTACGCAATCTGCGAAATAGGAAACGCAGATAACTTCATCTACGGCAACGATCTCGACGCCTTTATGAAGTGGTGCGCCAACCCTAAAGAGAATTATCTATGCCTTTTCCACAATCTCAAGTTCGACGGCGACTTTATCTTATCTTGGCTGCTGACGCACGGATTCGAGTATATTGCCGACAAGAAGAATCGCCGAGATAAAACCTTTACTACCCTTATTACAGATATGGGAGCGTTCTATGCTATCGAGGTATATTTCAAAGTCAAAGGCCATAAGGTAAACAAAGTAACCTTCCACGATTCGCTCAAGATTCTTAACTTCTCTGTTGACGAAATCGCCAAGTCTTTTGATTTACCTATCTCTAAGCTCGAACTAGATTACACGGCCTTCCGTGAAAAAGGCCACGAACTTACCGTCCACGAAATCGACTACATTAGAAACGACGTTAAGATTATGGCACTTGCGCTAGATATCATCTACAAGCAAAATATGACGAAGATGACTATCGGATCGAACGCCCTCGACAGCTATAAGAAAATGCAGCCGAATTTTAAAATGCTATTCCCTATTCTACCTATCGACGTGGACGCAGATATCCGTCGCAGCTATAAAGGCGGATTCACTTACCTATCGCCTAAGTACAAGGAACGCACTACAGGCGCAGGGTTAGTGCTTGACGTGAATTCTATGTATCCAGCTATGATGACGCAGAGAGAGCTGCCATACGGCCTTCCAGAGCCTTTTGAAGGCAAATATGAATTCGATCCTAGCTATCCACTCTACGTGCAGAAGTTCAACTGTACTTTCGATATTAAACCAGATAAAATTCCTTCGATTCAGTTGAAGAGTTGCCCTTCATTTATGCCAAATGAATATATCGAGTCTAGTAAAGGCGAGATCGTCACGATGACGCTTACGAATCCTGACCTCGAGTTATTCTTCGAGCAGTATAATGTTGACGTTATTAGCTGGATCGGTGGCTGGAAGTTCAAGAAGACTAAAGGCCTCTTTACTGAATATATTAACCACTGGACTGAAGAAAAGATTAAGGCGAAAAAAGAGGGTAATCGTCCTCAATACCTCTTGAGCAAACTCTACCTCAATAGCCTCTATGGTAAGCTAGCTACGAATCCTATCGGCCGTCAGAAAATGCCTGTAATTAAAGACGGTGAGCTGCGTTTCGAGATGTTACCAACAGAAGAACGTAAACCGATTTACATTCCGGCCGCTACCTTTATTACGTCCTATGCTCGCAAGTATATCATTGAAACTAGTCAGATGATTCGCGACTGGAGTATGAAAAATAAAGGGTACGACGCCTATTGCTACTCTGATACTGACTCTATCCATTGTTTACTTAATGAAGATGATTTAAAAATCGTAAGTGAGTTTATCGATATTGATTCGTATAAGCTCGGAGCGTGGGATTGCGAGAAGTTATTCCAGCGTGGCCGTTATCTAAGGCAGAAATGCTATATCGAAGAAACGGACGGAGTGATCGAGGCAACCGTCGCCGGAATGCCAAAGAAACTATCTCACCTTATCACCTTCGATAACTTTAATGTAGGATTCTCGACGGAGGCGTTCACCGATGAAGAAATCGGTCCTAAAGGGCGCAAGCTAAAATATGTACACACAGAAGGAGGTGTTGTTTTAATGCCAACAGAATTTACGATAAAATAGTAATATACACGTTGTCCTTTTCAAATTTATAGGAGGTGTTCTTATGTATCAGATTTTTGCAAAATTCGATAAGATTGAATCCCTAGAACTTTATAAAATGGTAGAACCTCTTGAACTGAATGTAACTGATATGATAGACGAAGTCCTTCTCTACGGCGACGTGAGCCTAGAGAATTTAGACTATGTAGACTACGTCTGCCATAAGTTCGGTTTCCGTGAGATAACCATTAAACAACAAAAAGAGCCGGAGTAATTCCGGCTCAATTTTAATCAGTGTATGTTTCTACTACTGTAGTTTGAGTACCATATACTTTAGTCACCTCAAATGTTGTACGTCCAGTATATTCTTTTATACTTAACTTTTTACTTGATCCGTTAGCATGATTTCTTGTGACTTCGCAAGAACCTGTAAAGCTACAAGTTTCAAACACCAAGTCGGTGTAAGTATTACGGCCATAATCAGCCACTAACAGTCCGTAATTAGTTTTAGTATTAATAGTACAAGAAATGAAGCGAATCTCTTTCTTTGATGAGTCGAATGGGTTAAATAAACCACTCAAACTACTATCCGATACACTTGCGTTAGGTAACGTAATATTAATATTTACGTCTTTAAAGCATAAATCATTAAGGTAACGGATAGGGAGAATACGATTATCATTACCCACACGAGGGGTAAGAGTTTTCTTATCACCAGAATCTGACTTAAAAGTAATTTTCTTATTAATAGTTAAATAAACACCACCATTATCAGTCGGCAATACGAAATCTGACAAGAAGAAAATAGTGCCATTGTCTTTTACGAATGATATAGCTTGAGTGAGGTCATTAACAGGATCACTTTTCAAACCACTAGCATTTGATGTGCCATTGGTATCAACATAAATGATTTCTGGCTCAATTAAGTTAAAATCAGCAATGTGATTATTCTTGTCACTAACGTTCTTTATATAGATCCTGGTGTATGCTCTGTTTTCAGGGATAGTTAATAACTTATTGTATAAGGAATTACTAGAATTCAAATTAAAATTCGTATTATTAATTTGTAAAGCATAATCTGTTGCAGTAGCTGACGGTACAAGATATAACCTGTTGCCATTTACATTACCAGTATATGACGTTACCCCTGTATTATTATCTTCTAACCAAACGTTGTTAATGTTTACAAACGATTGAGCACCTAGATTAATACCAATATTACCATGCTCTATAACACAGTTATTGATATTAAAGTTATATACGAAGTAACCTAAAATTCCGCTTGTCTTATTTTTATTATACAAGTTATTACTCGTTACTAATGTATATAGTGAATTAGTGTTATCTACAGTATAATCTTTGCTTGCTAAATGGATATAGCAGTCATTTACACTAACATTGTTACAGTTGTTATTTGCGATAATACAGTAATTTGTATAAATGAAACTCTTTTCAATAACACTATTCCATGTAGCAGAGGCAATAATACCAGCGATAAAACCTCTAATGCTTACACCAATAATCTTTGAAGTAGGACAACCAGAAAATACAATACCAACATTATGTGAATCTTCACTTACAATATTAATATTCTGTAGAGATGAAGCTACCGTTTGATCGTAATCTCCGTTATCAAGTTCTGCTCCAGTAATTACATAAATATCTTTATGGTTAAGTCCATTCCTATCTTTACCTAGAAATGAGAAGCACGGATTAGCTAAGTTCACATTCTGATATAGAATAGTTGCTCCATCTTCATAACCATCAAAGAATGTGTTAGATTTTTCTCCAATAATATCTACATCAGACGGTATAAAGATAGTATCCGTAATTACATATTGACCGATAGGAACATAGATAGAATTGCAAGTTTCAACAGCCGTTTTAACGCACAATGTATCATCATGAGTACCATCACCATAAGCACCAAATTGACGAATATTCGCCTGTTTACCATAAATCAAATTGGCGTACAAACTTCCTACAGCAATAACATTCATCTCATTGGCAGTACCAGTATTTGTAATCTTATACAAACCACCACCACCATCATTGATAGTATGGAAACCTAAAGTACGAGCATAAGAACCGTTTACGAGGTTAACAGAAGCTTTCATTTCTGCTACTGTGTCAAAAGTCCAAGCCACCTTAGCTTCAAGGTAATGTGCCATAATTTCTTCAAGCGTACCATCTTCAGCCATTTGATCAAGCTTGTTATTGATTTCTTCTTGAACATCAAGATTATCAAAGTAATCTTCTACCCAGTTTTTAAGGGTATCAAAGGCGTCATTAAGATCATCGAATTTGTCAGTCATATCATCTTCAAATTCGGTAAGTTCTTCACGCCATTTTTGCGTTACTGTTGCGTTATTATTGATAACGTTAATTACATCAGTCTGCAACCATTTCCAGAGAGCGCATAGACACTCGTAATAAGAGAGTGAGTCGTCGAATACCATAGGAATATTTGCTGCGCAGAATCTTACGAATGGTGGGACTGGCTTTGAATGTTGTATTTTGTCTTCCATAGATTCCTTTCTAAATCTATTATACTAATAAATCGACATAAAGAGTGTATTCAATTCTTCAATGATTTCACGATCAATAGCACGGATATTTTCACGGTATTGCTGAATCATCTTCTGATAAGTTGCACTAATACCCTGATTACCTTCAAAGTGCTTAGTGTAAACTTGAGTGCCAGTACCAGTGTTAGTACCGTTGCTGGTAGTCGTTGCATTATCCTCAATCTCGTTAGCTGAAGTCGAAGAGGCATAAGAACCACCAAGAATGGCGGACTTATTGATCTGGCCTTGCGGCGTATCCGAATTGACGGTTAGACCACTAGAATTGCTATCGGCGTTAGTTTCACTAGTAGAGGTATTCTCACTGGTGTTCTCGCCGGTGTAAGTTTCGGTATAGTTAACGTTGATTAACGGATCGTACTTCAAAGAGGCAGTATAGAGAACCGGCAGATAATCCTCCATAATCTCTTGCATACGAACCTTTACTCTACGTTTAAACAGTGCGACCGTTTCTACACCGATTTCACGCATATAATAGTGATCTACTATTTTCTGTGCTAGACGAGCCGGACTCCACGTGCCACGATCGGTAATAACTTTAATCTCGTCGAAGGTGAGGTAGTTAGATAAGTCGTAATCCTCGAACCATTTAACTACCTGATCTTCACCTAGCGTTTCGCAAATCTTACGGAGTTGTATAGTATATTTAGCCATTTGCGACCTCCAATTTTTCAATATCTTCTACGGCCTCGTCGTCGAGAGAATCCATAACGATAGATTCGGTAGACTTAATGATATTGTAAATATCCGAGCGGAGTTTAACTTCTACATTCATACCGTACTTTTCGTTAAATTGTTTAGCAGCGCGCATACGTGGCTGTAAATAACTCTGAAGATTCAAGTTCACGCATTCGTTGTTAGACATAGTTTCATCAGTCACTAAGCGTTCGCGTTTTTCGTTAATGTTATCCACACCCATAAAGGTTAGGAATTCATTCCAAATAGAATGTTTATAATCCGTGAGCTTATCTGCGATATACGGAGCTTGAGTATTAAGAGTGCGAATAGCGTTCGGATCGAACGTATTCTTTTCGCCGACAATCAGCATTGAGTTTTTATCGATCTGATTCATAGCGTTAATCATAGATAGACGTTCGTCTTCACTAGTTAAAACAACGTAAGGTGTCTTTTGTGCCTTAATATTGACGTCAATAGCACGTTCGACGGTATACATACGATAAGCAAATAGCTCAATCGTATTAGCCGTCGCCATACCTTCCCAGTTATTTAATACTAAAATAGCACCAGTGTTTTTATCACCAACGCCGGTAAGCGCGCGATCGTCTTCACTAGGTTCGGATTCACCAGTAGTATTGCCGTAGAATACATTACGGTTCTCGTTAATCTGACCGTAAGAATAACAGCGAATCTGCGTAGGTAAACCGTATAGGTTCAAGTTTCCGGCCGTAGCGGATTTCGTGTTGATATACCCATATGGTTCGAGGTATAGCATTGCAGCTTGACCAGTATAGTACAAGCAGCGTTCGAGAAACCTTGCGTCCATAGACTCTGGAAGGTTCGACCACTCGAAGAGAGATAGGGCAATTTTCTTGAAACGTTCAAGATAATCAAAATACGTTGCGTTATTTACGAGCGTTGCGTCTTCAAGAGCGGTACGTGATTTGCGTTTTCCCATATTTTCCTTTCTCCCTATACGATAGGGTTATTTTGCGAGTAATCCAAGAAGTAAGCAGTTTTATGCCAAATCGTAATACCGGAATCGAACATTGCCTTAATTTCGTCGAGATCTTCTTGAGGAATGTTACCTAAAACATTGCACTGTTTAGTTTTAACGAAATTCCAGTTAGAGCGGCCGGTAATGTTAGGAACTTTTACTTCATTTACTTTATAACCGAACATACTGAAGAATGAATCGATCATAACAGCATATTCACGACGGCAAGACATACAAGCGAATGTTACACAGTTTTTACCCATAGAGTAGTTAATATCGCCACAGTTAATATTACCTCTGGCCACGTCTGGTGTAAGTTGAGCGATATGCTGCTCTTGCATAGCAGAGGCTACGTCGCTGACAAGATTGCCAACACCACCGATTACACCGGAAACACCAGCACCAGCACTGTTAGATGAAGACATAGCAGCTAGGCCACCAGCAATACTACCAGCGTCTTTTAATACGTTAGCACCAGCTTGTACAGCTTGATTTACGCCGTTTTGAGCTTGCCAGTTAAGATAGTAATCACTTGACCAAGATAATACAGGAAACTTACCCCAAGAAATACCATAGTCATAGGCCATATTAGTTCCGGCGTTTTTGTAACCTTCGGGGTAAATCTTAATACTACCGCCTTGAGTAAGTGCGCCGACGACTTTCCATTTAGTTTCACTAGGATTAGCGAAGTCTTCATATTTATAGATAGCGTTAGAACCAGTGTTATTAGAAACAGTGAGATACATATAAGGATATGTAAATAACTTATTATTTTTAGGAGTATAGCCATTAAGGGTACTACTTCTATATGCAGTGAGAGTTGCAATATTACTTGCACCGAAGGTAGAAGGCATAAAACCAAGTCGTGTAGATCCAACGCCTTCACCAATATTGTAGTTAGAAAATACAGCGTCCAGCACTAAATGGCCCGGAACGATAAACATTGAAACAATAGAATTCTGTTGACCTTTTTTATCATACCATTTGCTAAATTTAGCAAGTGAACTGGCCTGATCCATTATGATAAAGTAACAGCCTTGAGGAATTGAGTTATATACTCTCTGTTGATATGTAGGTTCAGAAGGAGGGTTAACACCGTCTGGAAGTTGTGTAACTTGAGCTACGAATACCGCTTGATAGCTAGTTAACTTATAATCAAAGTTAGTATTCATCATAGGCTCGCCTGTAGGTAAATTTTCGTCAAGAGTGTGAAGACCAGCCGTATCATTACTAACGTGTTCACGCTCGACGAAACAACGCTTGAAGGTTAAATCAAATTGCCAAGTCTGGTAAACATCAGTTTTAATCTTAATAAGAGTTGTGGAATCGTTAAGATATTCCATTGACTCAATAAAGGCATAGAACCACTTATTCGAGTAGTTATCGTTACGATACATTACATAATTAAAATGACGAATCGAATCTATATGAGCTGGATAGCGAATCGTACTATCCTTACGCTGATATGAAAAATTAGTTGCGCCGATCTTGTTTAGGCCAAAGAAATAGTTGTATTGTGATGTAGTATTAGCGAAATTAATCTGATTCTTATTATCAATTTCTATCGGACACTGTAAGAGGTACAAGTCCGATGACGGTGTTACAGCTGCCATACCTTTATTATAACATAATCAATATTTTGTAAAGATAGAAAATACCGCTAGCGAATGTGGGCACTAGCGGTATTTATTAAGTGGAGGTAATACTCTAACTGAGCATTACTAATAGCGGATAGTTTTTATTTTGGCCAAAGATGAAGAACGTTCTGATAGTAATCTGCGGGGTGATTACTATCTACCTTTAATATACATAAGTTCTTAGTGTATTTCAACGGTAAAGTTTTCCACATAGTGTGGAAAAATCCCCTATTTCTAGGGGATTTCCACGTCAGTCTTTTATTACAGATTACTCGGTAACAGTGACGGCGATCGTTGCAGTAGCAGTCGTAGTATCGCTGTTGGTTGCAGTGACCGTGATTGTTGCGCTACCAGCGTCGACACCAGTAATGGTGACAGTCTTACCAGTAATAGTTGCAGTTGCTTTACCTTCTGCGCTAGAGGCGACAGAGAGAGTTGCATTCGAGCTGAATGGAGTAGTCGTAACGTTGACAGTTGCAGTTGCACCTTCAGCGACGGATACAGTAGCTTTATCTACAGCAACAGCCGTTGCGTCAACTACAGGATCGTCGTTAGCGATGATGACACCGTTAGCGAAGAGGCTGTAATTATACATACGAACCACATTGAGGTAATATTGCCAGCTGCGGTTATTAGGATTGAACCACATATCGAGTGCCATATCCTGCTGTTTGATCTTGAACCAAGCCTTATCACCGATGAAACCGAGAATATGATGACCGTCGTAAACCTTCGTACCGTCGTCAGCGTAAACATCGAAGTTATCTACAGTAATCAAACGGCCGATGAAGTTTGCCTTATCCATATTGAAGGCAGCTGCGAGGACGTCGACGTCTACCGTTGCGACGATATCAGCACGCAACATAACGACGATATCTTCTGGAGCACACCAAGTCGTAACTGGCTTACCGTTGCCGCCAACCTTTGCCCAAGCGTTGTAGCTCTGGGAAGGTAGCTGGAAGAGGGTGTAAAGTTCACGAAGTTTCTTGATGAATGCCTTACCGGTGGATTCATCGGAAGGGGTAGTAACCTTAATATACTGTGCTTTATTCTCTTTGAATGCAGAAGAGATAAGAGCCTTAGTGTAAGAGAACATACCGATATATGCACCGTTGTAGAGAGCGTTGACAATACCGTTAATGAACTCTTCGAGATCACGCCAGCTGTTGAAGGCGGTACGAATCTTATCACGAGTGAGGGTTACTGGATACTGAAGATCCATATTGATAGTGAGGTACTGGACTTTGACGTCTGCCTCATATTTCTGAAGAATGCCAGCGAAGTCGTTGACGTCGAACTGACGGCCCTGAACTGGGTTAATGTAAGTTTCCTCACCTGCCCAACCGAGAGGCATATTTTCGCCTTCGAGCTGTGCGAGAGGGTTATTGAACGTGCGAGTTACAGTTGCAACATAAGCGATCTGCTTGAGGAGGCCAAAGAAGGATTCCTGAACAGCCTGATAGTTGCTACCGAACATAGGTGCGCCCCATTCGCCGATATTCGTAGAAGAATCGACAATTGGGAAATACTGGTGGAAAATATCACCAGAGTCAACCGACATCTCACGCATTTTGTTGAGAGCGGTTACGAGTCCTGCGGAAGGATTCATAGTTTTTCTCCTTATTGTTAATGAATAAATCTGCCTTGAGCGTCGAAGGCATCGTTGAGGTTAATACGCTTTTTAGGCTTTTCTTCCTCTTCACGATAGGCAGGCTCGCTATGCTCCACTGGCATTTGCTTTAGCAAATTACCGTTTGCGAGAATAAGTTTCTCGTTGTGTGCCGTTAGCTGTTTTATTCTTTCGTCCTGTTCTTTAGAACGCTTTTGAGCTTCAGCGTTGCTGCTGATAAGAATTCCTAGATCGTCAGCAATAATAGCGGAATTTTCTTTTCCGAGCTTTTCTTGCATTCCGTCTATGAATTTCGTCAATTCTTCGTCACTCATAATATTATTATAACACCTTTCTTTTAATGTTTAAAATTTTGCCAGTGCGCCCAAGCTACCGGCCACGGAAATTTCTTTTTACTTAAATCAACGACTACAGGTGTAGGCGGAGGAGGCGCTGTACTCCACAAAGTATTACGGAAGATGCCTAAGAATCCAGTATATGACTGATTTACAACGTTTACAGCACCATATATACCTTGACCTTGATTAGCTCCATAAGAGGCAATAGAGTTTTTGTTAGGATTGTAGTTTTCGTCTGCGAAGGCGATATGCCCGTTACTATGTATTCTGGACCTATTCCATACTAAAATATCTCCTCTTTTAATATTCTCTTTACCTGTTAATGAAATAAATGGCGGCTGTGCGTTAACATAACGTGAAATAGTCCAACAGTCTGCCGCTCCGCCACCACCAGCTTTAGTAATTAGAGTTAGACCGTATTGACGCCAGAGAAGTGCGCAAAAATCCCAACACTGATTACCGTACATATAATCAACATTGTAACCGTTGCCCCAAGTAGCCGCACGCCACTGATCGTAGCTAGCGTGCGGAACTGATACATACCCGTTATATTGAGCCATTAGTCTAATACAACTGTTAGTTGCCCTTTAACTTTACTGATATGTTTAGTTTGCGAATCGTGATTATAGAATATAATATTGCGTTCAGTATCTAACTTAACTTCAATACACCCGTCGTTTGTTATTAGTACACCCGAACAATCAACAGCGTTCTGGAAGGTTGCTGGTAACTGGTAAATTTGAGAATCTACTTCTGATTGAAGATCGTAAGTACCAGATAAGTCGAACTGAATTAAAGCAGTTTTACCACGGCGTGAATAGGTGATAGTTCCACTAGACCACGTATTTACAGGCAAGAGATATGAATATTCTACATCTGTATCTGATTCAAGGGTGAAATCGTTAATCTCACCGGCCATTTCGTTAATAGCATTACCCTGCGAAGTAATGTTATCTTCGGCAGTATCGAGACGATCATCGAGACCAGAAATTGCAGTAGCATTTGCAGAAATATTGTTAGTGTTAGTTTCAATATTTGTTGTATTGTTACCTACCGCAGTTTCAAGAGCATCTACGTCGTTGCCAAGAGAAGTAATTGATGAAGTATGACCACCAACGGTAGTAGACAATGTAGAAACTGAACCTTCAAGATTATCTACACGAGTGTCGAGCTGGCCTAAATCACTGTTGATCGAAGATATGTTAGACGTAACAACAGAGTTTTGCACAGGGTTAGTAGAACTACCAGAGAGGACGGAATCCACAGCGGCAGTGAGAACTCCGTCGTTAATGGCCAGATTATTACCGACTTTGACGCCACCGAGTGTACTTGCAGAGGCCGTAGGAAGAGTGTACTCTGTTGTTTCAGCGTTTAGAGTGCCGTCTTCTTCAATTGTTAGATTATTACCAACCTTAATACCACCGAGAACAGTTTCGGAGGCGATAGGAAGGTGGTAATCACGCATAGGCTCACTAATTGTTATGTTGTGTTGTTCACGTTCGATGTTGATATTCTCTGGCATATTAGAGCTCCGGTGTAATTATGAATTTACCTTCGGCAACAGTTTCGTGAACCGAACCGAAGATAAGTTCGATTTGATAGATATAGTTTAGGATCTTTAAGTCGTCAGTGTCAGTTGAAGGAATGTAAATCTTATAGACGAATCCTTCGTCGTCGGTGCGTTCAATTTCTTCGTTTACGAGTGATTTTTCGAATACAGCGTCAGTTGAATTGACGTTGTCTTTTACGATGAAGATTATATTATCTGGTGCAATTTCGGTGTCTTCAATCGTTATTGTAAATTCGAGTGAATCACCTTTAGTTAATGTAAAGTTTTTACTAATCATACTAATAGTTAAATCCGTATTCTTTTAATTTGTTATAAGTCTTAGGACCAGTCATACCGTCTGGATAGAGGCCGGTACGCTTTTGGAATTCGGCAATTGATTTAGATAAGTAGTTGCCGTAAACTGGGCCGAGTGCTTTGGCGGAAGTGTAGGCTGGGAAGTTCTGACGCATAAAACGTGCAAGAACGGCGACACGATCGTCTTCATCATATTTAGCCCAATAACCTTTGGCTGGTAAGAAAGATTTTTGGCTAGTCTTTTTGACTACCGGAACGGAATCCATATTTTCGTCCCAACCTAGACATTTCTTTAAGTCAGGATTGAATTTAGAACCGTCAGAGTAGTATGTTCCTCGATCGTAGACGATTACGTGACCGTATTGTGAGGCGGTGTCGTAGTAGACTGGTACAGCGCAGTTGTGTGGTAAGTCGTTAAACGAGTGGACTGTGCCGTTTTTAAGACCGGCTTGATATGCCGCTTTTGCACTGGCGTAATGACCAGTGTAAATTCGATATCCTAAGCGACAGTTCTGTAAGCACCAGCCTTTTTTCTTACCCATTTCTTTAGGGTAGAATTGTTTAATTTGTTCGTATGGCATTACTTGTTTTCCTTTCTTAATGCTTTTAGTGCCTTCTTGAGCGACGCTGGCGTAGGTACGCCTGCGGCTGCCAAGTTCTCGATAATTGATAGGCCTTCGTTAGCTACGAAGTAATAGATAACGAGAGTGCGGATTGAACCGGTGTTGCCGGCGATACGATCGACGAGAACTGCTAGGGCGACGATACAGAGGATTCCGACTTTTTTAAGGATACCCTTAAGGCCAATTTTTGATGATAGTTGTTTTGTTTCGTAGGCCTTGATAATGCCGGAGATGTAGTCGATGATGATTGCGATAAGAAGACAGGATAGTGCGATATCTAGCTCACCGAATACATATAGCATTACCGTTGCAACGTTTGCAAATATGATTGAGATGATCTTGTCCATATCTTTATTGTAATTTATGTTGACAGGTGTTGTCAAATGTTTTGTGCTAGACGGCTAGCATTATATATTAGAACATAATTTGAACAGTGTCTAAATTTGAACAGTGTCTAATTTTCGTACAGTGGACGGCCGGTTGGCTACTTGACAAACCAGAATGTTATGGGGTAGTGAGGGGGGCTGGGGGGCGTATTACCC